AGGAATGCCTGCTGATCGGTATGCGCCGTATCTTTGAGTATATCGGCGGCGTACCTGTAGTCTGCCACGCAAAACGCAAAAAACTGACAAGCAAAATACAAAAAATCCGCCAGAGAAAAAACTTCCTGGCGGATTTAAAACATATTTAAACGGCTTTATAATGCCATTTTAGAAAAGAAAATCAGCAAAACGGCTTGAAAAGAATGCAGAAAGCAGCACTTATTCAGAGCCGTTTTATATTTTTGTTAGATGTGCACAAAACGGCGGTCAAATCACTCTGACTTCGAAGCGGAAGCCTCAGCCTTTCCAGACTGTGTTCCGAAGTAGAAGATCATGATGATCTGGAACATGTCCGTGAAGTTGTCTACCGCGATTTTACCAGTGATAGCAAGGTAAGAAAATACGCCGGTAAGTACCAGCGTAACGATAGATTTAACGTTTATAAGCTTAGCCAGCTTGTTAAGCATTATTATCCACCTCCACAATAAAAGCGCCGAACCCTGCGGCTTTTACCTTATTCATATACTGCTCGGCATTCTCCCTGCTGCTGAACGCTCCGACCTGAACACGGTACAGATTCTTCTGATCGACAGCAGCGGACGTTATATATTCATGCAGAACAGCCCAGCGGTTCTCATCAACATAGTACCACGGGCAGTATTTACCTGTCAGGTCATAGTGCCGCAGGACATTTCCAGCCGAGATATTGTACTTCTTCATAAGGTACTGTACCAGTTCGCGCAGAGCCGACATAGACGCTGTTTCAAATTCTCCGCTTGCCTTTGAATAGCAGACCTCGATATGCAGCGTTCCGGCGTTTTTGCCACTTGCGGCATAGGCTGTCTCGTTATCGGGAACAACACGGATTACCTTGCCGTTCAGTCCGACTATGTACTGCGTGCTCGTCCAGTTGTTCGGCTTATTAGGAAATCTTCCCGTTGCGACATTCGAATAAAACAGCGCCAACCTGTCCGCATCAGTTCCAGCCTGTCCGGTATAATGCACACATATGCGCTTCGGAGTTGACTTGCTTCCTGGGCGGTTATACTTATTAATAGGAATGAGCTTATCAATTATTTTCATCTTTATCCTCCATATCTGCGAGCACCGCACGGAGCTGTGCCGCTTCTTCCTCAAGCGCCTTGAGCCTGCTCTTGTCCTCGGCAGTGCCGACGCCTGCGACTATTGCCGCAAGCGGGCGTATACGCTCCCGGTCAATCTCCGCGAATCTGCGGGATATCTCGGCTGCTCTGAGCCGGCTTTCCCGGGCAGCACGCTGCTCGTCATTTTCGCGCGGTTCGATGATTTCATCATAATTCTGCGACATATGCGTATCCTCCTTCTACTGCCTTGATGTCTGTTATTGTCCTCATGCTCGGGCGCAGGTCGAGCGGGTCGATGTCGTTCGTAGTTCTGACCTGGTAGAATCTCTGGCACTTCGCAAGCTCCGCAGCGTAGTCGGGCGGAACGAACGGCGTCGCCAGTGAACCGCCCTCCAGCTTCGCCCATGCGAGCTTCAGGGAGTTCCCGGCTTCGGTGCCCTTGTTGAACCCGATGGATACCGCTGATATGTACTCGCTGTCAGAAAGATCTACCGTCACACTGTTTATTCCAGCCTGAAGCCTGGGAGTATAGTAGCTGTCAACGTAGTCCCCGGCTGCGGTCACAGTGCGGATACGCGCGGCCCATACTCCGGTGACGTCCGCTGCCTTGAGAGATAGCGTGTATTTTCCCGGTGGAAGCGGGAATTCGTTGTTCTGCCAGAACGCATGGGTATTTGAAGTCAGCGTTGCTGTAGCAGTCAGGCGGATTCCATTGGTTTCCGGAGCAGCTTTGCACTTATCAGTGGAGATGTACCACCTGTCCACGGTGTAGCCGGTGGAATACTCGTTCTGTCCTCGCTGATTTACCCGGAAATCCGGATTGTCAAGCTCGTTCTTGCCGCTCAGCGTATTCCAGTATGCCTTCTCATCGGCTGTAACGTGGATATCCGCGTCAGCCGCATGAGCCTCAATGGCGGCTCTTGCTACATCGTCAGCACCCGAGCCGCCCTGTGCTGACGTCTTAAAAGGGCATGCTGTGTAATCGCTCCCGACGAGCATCACTGAACCCGTGCCAAGCAGATACACCGCTCCGCAGGCTCCGTAAATCGCCGCAGCCTGTCCCGCCGGAATGCTGACTACTCCGTCAGCTCCGGGCGTTACGGCGGGAGCAGTGGACGCGTACACCGTTGCAGTGCCGTCGTTCCTGAGCCAGGCGTTCGTCCCGCCGCTGTAATCTGCCCTGATTTCCTCGCCGGTGAAGACGATTGTTTTTGATGTCATGATTTATCCCTCCAAAAGTACCTTTTTGCCGTTGAAATACAAACCGTCTGACTTTGCTTCAAGCTTTTTGCCCGTCATGCCTAAGCTCCACCCATCGCTGGTGATTTTCAGCGTCAGGGTGGTTCGTGATTCTGTCTGAATGGCCAGGCTGTCAGGGTATACCTTGAGCTTGCCGCCATTGTAAACCTGAAGCGAAGTGTGGTCGATCTGTCCTGAATCGTCTGACGTGCATATGAATATAGGATATTCCGCACAATTGTCTACAACCAAACTACATGTGCCGCCACAATTGTCGTACAGTTTTATTGCGCCGTGCCCAGAGCCTTCAAACTCTATGCCGGTGTTCCCATACGCACCCAGCCGAAACCCTGTCCCAGTGCCCTGCTTAGTCAGGAAGGCTATCTTGCCGGAATCATCAGCGCCGAAGGATACTCCACTATCGTCTGTGACAGCCCAGTACTTTGACCCTGTTGTCTGGAGTTTTTCGGCAGTGCCATCGCCTTTTGCCTCCTGCTTGCTCTGCTGAATCTGACTATAGGAAGTAGGCGTAAAGCCGCTTGAACTGGATACATTCTCAAACCCGCCGCAGGTGACGGTCATGGAGCAGTTCCCGGATATCGCTATCTTGGAAACATTGCCGGTAATGGCAACCTGCTCTTCCTCATCATAGACCTGAATACGGTCGCCGACATGCAGGTCGAAGTCAGGCTCTGCAAGCGTGAACGACATCGGCGTCAGCTCGAATCCGGTGTAATACTCGGAAATCTTCGTCAGATACGTTTCAAACATGGTATCGTCCAGACCGTAGCTTATGTACTGATTTTTGAGCACAAGCGTGTACCCGGCGTCGGTTCCCATCTCATAAGTCTTGTTTTTCTGCGAAGTTTTCACCTTTGAGAATACGACAGTTTCATCGCTGTAATCAAGCTCCATAAGGTCGCCGGAACTGTATTCCCGTGTGACTGTCTTGGAAAACTTGTCGATCTGGAGCTTGTTGACGTCGTTGATATACGCAAACCCGCCGTTCCATTCCGCCATTCCTGCCACAAGGTTGCGGCAGGAATTTGCGTAGATGTACTGAGTGTAATCCGCGGAAATAATACCGTTGTCCCACACACCGTTCAGTACGACGTTATCAAATGATACCTCGGAAGCAAGCCCGGCTTCAAATACGCACTGAGCATACACCGCCCAGAACGTCTGCGGAAACGTGTAATCGGTCGGGAACTCGGTGCCCAGCTTCACCATATCGTCGTATGCGGTAAGTTCTATCACGCCGTTCCGGCGCTTCGGAAGCTCCGTATTGTAGTAGCCGAAAAATTTCCCGTCTATCTCAAGCTTTACGCGGCAGTTCGCGAATGTGCCCCGGGAGAAACGCTGCGTATTGTTATCAATGAGCAGGTACAGCGTTTTCGCATTCACGCCGCCAAGCTCGAAGCTCTCGCCGGAGTAGCAGCTCGCTTCGTACTGAAAGTCGAACAGGTCGTCCTCGGTCAGAACGATATCCTCCTGACCGGCTTTTGAAAAGGTAATTAAAAACACCTTTAAGCCTCCTTTACTTTTCGCGGAACTGCACAGTTACGCTGATATCTCCCTGGAACTTCCCAAGCTGGATATCCGCTTCGTTGATGTCCTGCGTATGGCTTTCGACATGCATTGTTTTCGTCAGAAATTTGCCTTTCGACGGGCTGTAGTACGTCAGCTTTCCGTAAGTGCTGGCGTCGATTTTGCCGATTGCGGCGCTTTCCTCGGCGGTCAGCCCCTCCCACGTTACACGGACGTCCTCTTTCCGGGCGATTATCTTCTTGGAGTAGGAACCGCCGAGGGTCTGTCCGCTGTTGGTTCCCTCAACGATACGCTCCTCAAAGGATATCCCCGGGGATGGTGTCGGCAGCGGTTCTCCGTTCCACCACATCATAAAACATCACCTCTCAAGTCATAAGCACATTTTTGCCGGTTTGAATTATCTTGCCATTCGTGACATCTACCATGACGTCCGCAAGCTTCTGCGTACCGATATAAACCGGGACGTTTACGATCTGGGACATCAGCTTTGTCGCGCCGCTCAGCACAGTTCCGGCTGCGCTCATGCTCTGGGCGGCGACAGGAGCAGTGGACAGCGTTCCGCCGCTCACCGCGGCAGCGATATCGCCGAGGGTTAGATCCTCGGTTCCGAGCTGCTTGTTCCAGCCCTCGACGAACGCTTTTGCGGTGTCGAATCCGACCTGATACATGTCGCTGGTCATGCCGTCAAACGCGCTGCGGAGCTTGTCCACAAAGTTCTCCTTGAGGCTGTTGACCTCGTCCTGATAGTATTTCGCGGATATTTCTGCGGCTGTCTTGTGGAGCCGCTCAAGGCTGTCGAAATAGCTGTTCCATGCCTGATCCGACATATTGAGCAGCTTAGACCCGAACTCCATGCCTTCCTCAATATCCATGTTCAGTATGGAGCTGAGCGTGCTTTCATCAGCGCCGCGCGCCTTGAGAGCGTCCAGCATTGCGCCGTATTCCTCAAGAACCTTGATGTTATCCTCAATGCTGTCAGCGCCCATTTTGTAGGTCTCGACATCATGCTCGGCGGTCGTGATGGTGAAATCACCCTTGACCGCTATCGTCTCCGGAATTGTCTCGGTGACCTTTTCGAACGTCTTGTTGAAGTCTGTAAGCTTAGCCGTCAGGCTGTCCCGGGCGGAAACTATCTTCTCCAGAGCGGACAGGGTAGTATCGCTGGTATCGTTCAGGATCTGCTCCAGAGCGTCTTTGTTCGCCTGGATTATCTTCTGATTGTATTCGTAGGTCTCAAGGAATGCGCTGCGCCATTCAGCGGAGTTTTTGTCGAGGTACTTATCCCGGAGCTTAGCAAGCTCGGAATAGTATTTTTTCTCCGTGATCTGGTTGGTTTTGAGCTTGAATTCAAGCTGGGATTTTTCTTCGGAGTATGCGGCTTTCCGGGCGGCAATGGCGTCGGCTGCTGCCTGTTCTGCGGCTTTTTTGGCTTCTTCATCTGCTTTATTTTGCGCGGCGAGCCGTTCGTCAAAGGCTTTTTTCTGTTCAGCAGATAAGTTGTTGTAGTAGTTTTTTATCTCAACATTGACAGACCGCCATTTCTCCGAATTAGGTTCAAGAAACTTGTCCCGAAGCTCCGTAAGCTTGGCGTAATAATCAGCTTCTGTGTCGTAATCCATGTCAAGCCGATATTTATAAAACGCTCTGACGGAATCAAAATCGTTCCAATCGACATCGGCGGCACCGTCGCCGTAGCGTTTATTTAGAAATTCCCGCTGTGCCTTAAGTCCTTTTTTCTGCTCCTCTGCAGCAATAGTCGCAGAGCCTAACTTGAGCTTGCTGGTAGTATTAGAAAGAATCGTGCCCGATGCGGTGATGCCGTCCTTGTAGGATTCAGAAGCTAATGCCTGCCATTCTGCTATTGTTTTGTCTGCGTCCTCTATTGCTTTTTGTGCAGCTTTAACGTCCGCCTCAAACTGTTGTCCTGCCGCCAAAGTGTTCCCGTAATCAGGGAATACATTAGCTGTCGCTTTGATTTTAGCGAAGTAGTCATCAGAGTTAAGTCCGCCATATTTTTCATTAAGTTCTTTTAGCTTATTCTCCGCATTACGCTTAATATTATATGCTTCCGTCGCCGCTTGCTCATATGATGATAGCTTCACAGAAGCAGTCTTTTTCTGAATATAGGTATCGACCGCGTCCGTCAGGTCATTGTACTTTCCTGTGAGCTGGTCTACGACAATGACCTCATCGCCGAGAACGCCCTGAAGCTCCTGCGCCAGAGTTGAGAGTTCCTTCTGCTCGTCGGTTGTCAGACTTACGGCAGTGCGGAGTTCGTCATATCTCTTGACCTTATCCTTCAGCACGGACATTTCTGCCTCATTATCGGCGATAGAGCTTTCAACAGAATCATGCATCTGATCTATCGCATCGTTCAGCTCTTTGGCAGCGGATTCCGCAGTTCCAGCGTTGATTGCGAACCCTGTGAGGGCAGTTGCAAGCAAACCTACCGCAACGGCAATAATTCCTGCGGGGTTCATGCTCATAGCAGTGTTGAGGGCTATTGTTTTTGCAGTTGCAATATCCAGCTTTCCACTCAAAACACCGTATATGATCTCCTGTGCGGTAAGCTCACCGTTCATGGCAGCGGTTTTCACGGCGGCAAAATTCTGCGCAGTGCCGAGCAGCTTCACCTGAAGAGCGGCAGTCTGCCAACTGGTTATCACCTTTGTCAGCATATTTGCGGTCTTGAAAGCAATGACCGCGGCAGTTACTCCAGCAATTGCCGCAGCTATGAGGTTAATGTTCTTGAGCAGCAGGGTCAGCGTGCCGGAAATAAAGCTGCCGACATTGACCGCTATCTCCTTGAGGTCGCCTTTTTGTGCTATCTCTGCTACCGAATCTGCGGCTTCGTCCAGCACCGGTATCAGGCTTTCGCCGATGGGTTGGATAAGCAGGTCAATTTGTCTCTGAACATTTTCGAGCGAGTTGGATAAGCTGTTATAATTTACGTCCTTTATCGCGTCCATCGCGCCGGCACAGTCAAATGCGCTGTCAGAGATATCTCCCAGCGCCAGAACTGCTTCCGCGCCCATGTCCTCCCACATGGTGCCCATGAGGTTTATGCCGGCTGTGTTCTGCGCGATGGGATCGTTCATCTCGGCGAGGGCGGCTATGACCTCCTGAAAAGCTACCCTTGCGGAGACTCCGCCTGCGGCGAATTTTTCCGCCATGCTGTCAGCCTCGAAGCCAAGCGCTTCAAAGCCCTGTTTGCTGGTGTCCGAGCCGTCGATAACGCGGATAGCAAGCTCTTTCACGGAATCGCCTATCTTATCCAGATTCCATGCGCCGTTCTCGGCACCGTTGGAAAAGATAGTGAACATATCGCTTGCGGAAAGTCCCATCTTCTTGAACTGGACGGAATATTCCGAAATATTATCCAGCAGTTCGCCAGAATAATCGAGACCGTTCTGAGCGCCGCGAGCGATATAATCATAGGCTTCGGAAGCAGATACGCCGAAGTTTTCCATCATAGCCTTGACCGCGCGGGAACTCTCCGCTATGTCATAATCAAACACGTCCTTAAGAGCGTATGCGCTCTCGGTGACCTTTACAAGCTCCTTGTCGTCAAGTTTGCCGAGATTCTGCTTGATTTTAGATATGCTGTCTGCGATATCATCGAACCCCTCGCCGAAATTATCGCCGTAGATCTGCTCGACAATAGAACGCAGTCTATTCACTTCCTCTGCGCTGGCATTTGTGGCAGCGGCGATTTTATTTACCGAGCTGTCCAGACCATCTGCGATCTCAATTGTTCGGGAAGCAGAATTTTTCAGGACATCTCCCAGCTTCTGAATGCCCTGCGTAACCGCTTCCGAAACCAGATTAGCCTTGATGATGTCGCCGGTCTTGAGCGCAGCCTCGCCTGTGTCGGAAATACCGTTCTCAAGACCGCCAATCGCGCCAGTCATGTTGTCAGCCGGAGCGGTATCCATGGAGTTCTGAACCGAACCGCCAAGCTGTTCAGTTGCATTCTGTACGGCATTTACAGCCTGCGTCATGTTGTTCGCAGGTGTCGTGTCCAGTGCATCATGTATCGTGTCCCCGAGCTGCTCGGTGGAGCGCTGCGCTTCAGAAACATCGTTCTGTGTGACAATACGGACGTATCCGTCAGCCTGTGACATGTCAATTCCTCCTTCCTATCTTCGAGATAAAGTCCTGCACGGCGCTGCTGTGCTTATGCTCCGACAGGGACATAATCTCCGGGTTCTTCCGGACGAACTCCTTTTCGCTGTCCGTAAGTTTCCCGGAGTGCTGCCGCGAACGCAGGCTTATGAGTGTATTAAAAAAGCAGTCCCTGCCAAGGTCGGCAAAAAGACTGCGGAATTTCCAGTAATGTAGGTTTTCAACGGTGTTTAAATCTATGTTGAAAGTGCTTTTAAACGCCGTGTAAATGTACGCTGAATCCTTATTAAGATTGTACACTATCTGCTGACGAGCCTTGCTGCCGTCAACAGGTTCGCCGAGATTCAAAAATTTCAGCCCCTGCTCAATTGCAAGGGCTGTATTTTTCGGAGGATCCGGATAAAGGAGCGTAATCAACACAGTAAGCTTTTCATGTTCCATGAGCCGCTCGTCCTCCAGTGCCTGAATTATTCGCAGACACACCCGGAAATCTGTATTTATAGGTACCGCTTCGCCGTCGATCAGGACTGCCTGCGGCATTTGTTCAAGCAGGTAATTCACTTCATGACACCGCCCTGAATCGCTTCGGTGTAGTGCCTGATAAGCTGGTCGGAGGTCTGGGTGAAGTACTTTGCAGTTTCGCAGATGAAACGGATAAGCTCCGAAGGCTCGCAGCGCCCGCCTGTGAGGATCTTCGCTGTTCCCTCGCCGTAGATTCCATCTACCTGCTCGCCGAGGAACTCGGCAAAGCGGCGCAGCTCCTTTGCGTTCTCCAGTTCGGCGTTCGAAACGCCGTTCTTATCAACAACGACCTTAAATCCTCTGGGCTTGTAGTTCTTCAGATTTTCGTAGGTCTGGTAGAACCGTTCACGAACAGCAAGGTCTGTCGGGTAGAAGCTGATGTGATGTGTTTCGCCGTTGGCGGATATTTCGATATCAACCGGGGATTCGGGGGTCACGGTGTATTTCATTGTGTTCATAAAAGTTCCTCCTGAAAATGATAAAATAAACACCCCAGCAATTAAGTGGAGTGTTTAAATTATGATTACATAAGCGCAAGTATCCAAGAGATTATTGATATTATCACCCATGCGATGATGATTATTGCAATGATTCTCACATAGTTGCGTATTTCGCGGAGATAGAATTTTTCATCTTCTATCTGTCCCTGTTTAGACTTGATATTTTTGAAACAAAGAATAACAGCAGCGATTACTATCACTGCAACAACCATAAGGATAACCCACAAGGAGTTCGAATTATTGTGATTGGAGTTTGCTGATGTTGCTGCAACTGATAAAATGGTAAACATGACATTAACCCTCCAGATGTGATTTTTCTACATTATATCACACCCGGAGGATAAAGTCAAGCAGAAAATGTCACTTTACGACCCGTACACTGCCGTAACGCTGCCAGCCTTAACAGCCTTGCCTGCCGCGTCAGCCTCGACTACCGTGATTGTCGCCGGCGACCCGGTCAGGGTTATCGCGGTACCGGGGGAAAGCGTAGACCAGCTTGTAACGTCCTGCCCCTCGGCGACGGTCTGAGCGGACGCGCCGCCCTTGTACACATAATGATTACCGGTGCTGAGCTGCGGGGACACCAGCAGCACCGTACTGGTCGCAGAGCCGCCTGCGGTAGAAACGACCGTCAGCTCCTCGATACCGCCGTCACTGGTGAATGTGTTCGCCGCGCGGTCATATATACCGTATGTGCGGTCGCCCTCCCAGACGATGTCGAACGGAGCTGTCAGACCATCGGCAGCGGAACCGCCCCAGCTCTTGAGGTCGATCTTTGCTTCCTGCGTCCATGCCGCGAACTTTTCGTCGCCCTTGCTGTCGAAAATAGAGACCTCCATAAAGCGGTACTTGACCTCGTCAAGCTGCTTGTTCAGGCGGTCTATCTCATACAGTTCCTTGCCGAGCGCGGAATCCCTTGCAACGAGGAACGGTGAAACTGATGTTACCTGATTGCCCTTTGTGACCTTAGTCTTGGTCTTTCCGAGAACGTTCTTGGTCTGTGTGACCGTATTGTTGCGGGTACGCTCCATACTCTCGTTGTCCTCGCCGATGGGATATCATATCCCGTTGATCTGTATCAGCAGTACGCTGTATTCGCGCTCTACAGCGCCTGTTCCTGTGATTGCCATGTTAACATCTCTCCTTATATATAAACTGTAGCTGCGTTAAATAAACGCCCGTTACCCTATCCTCGGCGGTCTCGTCAAGACAGCCGGTCTCTATTACCTTGAGGCTCTGTCCGGTCTGATTCTTCGCCAGAGCGGGGAAGCTGCGCCGGTCATTCTGCTCATCTATCCAGCGGCAGAACTGCTCCAGAAATTCAACATTCTTTCCGCGTTCCACATCGCTGCCGATAGCCGTGCGATATGCGAACTGGAACGTCACCGTGTATATACGGTTGCCGAGAATATCCTTGCGGAAAGGAGCATTCGGAACCGTAGCCACACAGTAGCAGTCGTTATCGTCCACATAATCAAGGTAGACCGGAAGTTTCGGGTCGAGCAGCGGACACCCGGAAAGGTATTCGCAAACGCTGTCCATAACTGATTTCACGGCATCAGCCTCCTTGCGTAATTTTTGACTTCACGGACGATGGTGTCCTTAAGCGCCGCCCACATACGGTGGAACCACCGCGAACCGCGCTTTCCCTTGAGCTTTCCGTTGCGGTAGTACTGCTTATGAGCATACGGCGCGATAAACACCAGCTCGCCGCTGCCCATGCGGGAACCGAGGATAACGGATTTCTTCAGCATTCCGGTACGCATAGTGACGTATGGATCCATATGCCGGACAACTGTGCTGTCAATGAAAATCTGGAGTTGGTTAAAACCCTCCTCGGTGGGTGGCTTACCGCCGTTCCAGCGGAGAATAGACTTGCCGCTGGCGGTAGTGAACAATGTTCCACGGTCGGTAGTGATTTTCACTTTCCGCTCACCTCCCAGTGATGTAAGCACCCGGAACCGAACCGGCAGTCACGAACCGCTGTGATTATCAATTTTTCGGTGTGCTGCCGTTCGAGTTCCGCTGCGCTTGAGATATTTACACATTCGCCCCGGGCGATGATATCGCCTGGGGAAAGCGTGAACTTATCTTCGGGGCAGCCGTTCCGGAACCATTCCGCTGCCGGCACAAGAGCAGGCATATCCGGAATCATGACCGTAATGCTGTCGCTATCGTCCTTTCCGGATTTGCTGAACGCCGCTCCAGCCGTGTAGTCCCAGAATACTCCGTGAACTACCGTGCGGCGGAGCTTCTCCGGTTCGCGCCCCTGCTGCGGGATCTTGTTGTAGACCGTGATGGTTTCTGTAAACCTCATTCCCTAGCCACCCCTCTGTACATCCACTCCGCAGGAAGCCAAGTCAGACACCGCTTGTACATCAGCTCCTCGACTGTTGCCGCTGAGCCGCTCGCAAGCGAATACGACCAACTCCCGACGCTCTCGGACTGCTTGACCATGCCGCCGGTGTCTGCTGTAGCTGCGAGAACATCGCAGAGCGCACAGCAGCAGATCTTGAGCCGGTCGTCCTCGGAATGCTCCTCAGCTCTGCCGAAGGTCACACGGTCGAGGTACGCGGAAGCCTCGGCGGCAAGCCGGGGAAAATCCTCCGCGCTCACCGCCTTGCCGCCGTAAGTATCGGTGTAGTAGGCGTAGTCAGCGTAACTCATGTTTCAGGTACCGCGCATACGCGGATAGAGGGCAGCATATTGTCCTTTATCCAGAGGTCGTGGAACTTGCGGTATGCAATGAGCCACGCGTCAGCGGACTGGTTAGCGTCCGGGTCGATGATCTTGAAGTTGTCCGTCTTAGAAACGGCTATCGGCGCGGACTTCGGGCAGATTATCCAGTTTATCTGGGTCGCCTTTGCCGCAGGAGTGAAACCTCCGGCTTCCTGACCGCCGGTCGTGCCGTCGTTGAAGGTGTAGGCGGTTTTCATTCTCGCAGAGGGAACCGGAATGATAGGAATGCCGTTGAAGTACCTCACCTTAAGGTCAAGGCTGCCCTGCTTGAAATCTCCGGCGTTGATATACCTGGTTATCTTTTCGCTGTTGTTCAGCATATCCGAAACAGGGATAGGCATGATGATCACAAGGTCGTCAGCTCCGGTGGCGTCCTGCGCCGCTGTTATATCAGCGGAAAGCGTAGACAGGATAGTGCTTGCCGCCGGGGTGTAAGTCCTGCCATAGTTGTCCTTTGCCAGAGCGTAGATCCTGCTGTAGCGGTAAGCGTCCACTTCCGGAATTACCTTTGTGCGCTGGAACTCGCTCATTACAGCGGAAGCGCTTGCAACGAAGTTTGTCTCGTCAACGTCCATCTTGTCGAGCAGGAACTTTCTGCCTCTGTCCTGTGTCAGGGTCTTGGTCTCGTAGGAATAGGTGATAGCGCCCTGAATGTAGCCGCTGTCGCGGTCGTACTTGCCAAGACAGCTGAGCGACATCTTCGGGATCTTGACTTCATTACCGCCGGAATACTTGGTCTGTCCGGCGTTGTCCTCCATCCAGCCGGAAGTAGCTCCCTGCATCATCTGCAGGTCGAGTGCGGTCTGGAATATCTTTGCCGCTTCTATCGTATTGATTGCCATTATGGTGTCCTCCTTTACTTCTTTACGCCGATTCCGGCGAAAATCTGTTCCTCAAGGTTGTTTGCGCTGGCGCTGACGTTGCTCTGCGTACTGCCCATGAACAGCCCGGGCTTCTGCTCCGCTGCGAACACGGACGGCTCGGACTGCTTCAGACCCTCGAGGTACTCCTTGCCGCCGACGAACTCGCCGTTCTCCAGCTTGAAGCCCTTGCCCTTGAACTCGTCCAGAACGGACTTGCGGACGCGGTCGCTTGCGAACTTGTAGCCGCCGAACAGCTTCTCTGCGGCGAAATCCGCCTGCTGAGAGGACAGCTTAGCGTTGAGATCGTCGGTGTCCTGCTTGTACTTTGCATTCAGCTCGTCGAGCTGCTTCTGCAGCTCCTCGGACTTGTTATCCGCCTTGAGCTTTGCGAGATCCTTGTCGCGGGCGGCAAGCTGCTTAGTCAGCTCATCAAGCTTTGTCTTATTAGCTGTGGCTTCGGCAGCGGGAACGAATTCCTTTTCGACCACCTCGCCGATCTGCTTGGTCTGGTCTGCGGTAAGCTCAATGCCGAGCTTCTGCAGGAGCGCTTTTAACTTATCCATGATGTTTCCTCCTTAAAAACAGGTAAAAAAATGTACCCTTAGTAAGGGTAGCATGACTATGTGGTATGTGTAGCTGCTGACGTACCGGGGCGGATCGCGCTGATTGCAGCGCTGGCGCTTTCGCGTTGCGTCCGCGATAACCGCCGCCTGCTTTGCTTTACAGTATCGGTTGTTCTGGATCATGGGAACTCCTTTCGTAAAATGGGTATAAAATTGCACCCCCATTGCTGAGAGTGCATATCGTTATTTATGAAACAGGCTTATCAGCCTGCACCCATTGTTTCAGCTTTTCAACGTAGGCTTCGGCAGTTCCGTAAGATTCAGGATTATAGGGAGGAGCAGCTTTGCCGAACTTGTTATAGTATTGCATTATCAGGTCCCATGTTTCCTCCTTGGCTATTATTCTCAAATCAGTAACTGGCAATACCATAAAATTTACCTCCCTAGTTTTTTAGCAGTCATTGATATGTAGGTATCATAAATATCTGGCAATTCACTTTTAACAAATTCAAGCCCATCTGAATCATTAAAGCATTCAAGAGTAAACAAGTTAGCAAAAATTTCTTTTTGCTTCTTGCCAGCCTTTCCCCAGTATTCAGGTTCGTGACCAGCAGGTAACGGAATTGCACCATTAGAAACTGCGCTCATAATATCCTGAAGCGGAGCATTACACTTCAAAGAATCTGATTTCTTGATTTTATCAGCAATAAACTGATAGTCAATGGTCTCTCCGTATTTTGAAATTGCTTCTGTAAATGCCTGACGCCTATCCGATTTGAACATCTTGTTATCTATCCTATGAGCAATCTCATGGGTCAAACTCATATTCAAATCGTAGTTTTTGAGCTGAGGATTTGTTGGGTTGAACACAAACGCGTCAATATTTGAAGCATATCCCATTGTAATGTTTTCGTTGTCAGTTTCAAGATACTTAGCACCGTAGCTGTACTGCTTTAGTAACTTCATATGATTCCTAGGCACATCACTATTGAGAAACGTATCATATTCACGCCTTGCGGATTTCAAATCCAGCTTGCCATCAGAATAATGAGAAGCGAACAAATGTTCAGTTCCCATATAATTATACGAGCTTTCAATGGAATTGTCAAGTTTAAGCTGCGCCTTTTCAAATTCCCGCTGTTTCCGCGTGACCGCCCCGGTCTTGCCCGCAAGCCTGCGGTCATACCCGGCGACGTAAGTCCGCTCATACTGCGTGTAGCTGTCAGCCGCCTTGCAAAAATCCTCGTAGATATCTTTCTGCCGCCGGAGCTTTATGCTCGCAGCGGTAAAACTCTCCTCGTCCCCGGCAGCGTCGGCAACGATGCAGCGGTCTTTCTGCTTTCGCATGGCGCGCTCCATTTTCCTCATCTGCTGGGAAGCCTCATACGCAGTATACTTACGCCCCTCATAGGTAAACGGCGACTGATCTATGTTCTTGAGTTCTTCCTCGGTGTAAACCGGCTCGGACACGCCGAGGATTATCGGGAACACATCATGGCGGCAGTTCGGCTCGCTGATGAGCGGCTTGATTATCCTCTCATACTGCTCCTGCGTGTACTGCCGCCCCTGATACACCGCATGGGACGGTCTGGAGCCGGAGTGCGCCGACATCTCCCAGCCGTCCGCGCCCAGCTCCTCGCCGTTCTGTTCGGAGATACGGTGCGTGACGTGCGCCACGCTGGTAAGGAGCGCCCGGCGCGCCGCGACCTCGATACGGTCGGAGCGACCGCTTTCGTAGTCTATGGTACGCACGCCGCTTGCCGCAAGCTTGTTGCAAGCCTGCCGGATCGCGGTCATGTAATCCGTCGCGCCGGTCGCAACTTTCATGTGCGCGGAATCCATCTCCCGGCGGTACATATCAGTCATAGATAGATAATACACGCGACCGAGGAAGTCGTGGTCGGCGAAACCCATCGTGTTTGTGAGATTCTCGCATTTTCCAGCGGTCTCCGCTATCTGTGCGGATATCAATTTCTGGAGCTGCTGGTTATCTTCAAGCGGAATCGCCGCGCCCTTGTCGGCTCCGAGCATTTTGCGGTCGAACTCATCGGACTGTGCCGCAGCCTCACGGATAAGCCGGTTGATCTCCGCGGCGGAACTGCCGTTTATTTCGGCTATTTTCGCGGCTATTTCGTCCGTGGAAAGCCCAAGGCTCCGCGCACGGTAAAGCTGATATTCCGCCGTGTCGGTTATCTGTGCGCCCTTTGCGATGCGCCGGGCTATGTCCTGGAGGATAAATTCGGAAAGCTGTCCGTAGAGGTCGGTCAGTTCCTGCGGGAGATTTTGGAGTTGTTCCGGAGTGAGCATTTACTCACCTCCGAAAACGCTTGTCATTTCAGGGAGCATTTCGCGCGCACGCTCTGTAGGAACGCCGAAGTACCACGCATTGAAGTCCTCGGCTTTGAGCAGTCCCGCCTGAACCATCTGGAAGCGGCGGTTAAACTCAGTGCCAGTGTCCTCGAACACGCTGTCGCCGAACTCTATTGCGCACTCGCCGTCCTCGCAGTCAACGCCGTAGAACCGTGCTAATGTCACAATTATCTGACTGAGCGCCTGCAGTACCGGGCGCAACTGCCGCTGAATCTGGCAGACCGTATTGTATGTAGTTCTGTCCTCTGACAGCACCTGCGTTGCCGTGACAAGACCTTTCTGCGTATCGAACGAGAACGTTCCGGAGCTTACGCCTATCTGCGTTTCGTAGAACCGCAGTTCCTTGTTTATCTTGGCGCTGTGCTCAGTTTCGCGAATCTGCGGAGCGTAGGTCATTATCTGCTGCTCCATCGTGGAAGTACCGTCGCCGCTTATCCCTACAAAGTAATCGTCGGGAATACCGCTGTTTTCCTTTAAAACGGTGCGGTCGGCGAATACCTTCGCGGACATCTTCCTGAATTCCGCGCAATACTCGGAATGCGCCTCATCAATCTCATGCAGCGTGCCGAGGGAGTTCGCGAAAATGCTTATAGGCAGTTCGCTGTCGAGGTCGATGTTGTTCGCGTATGGCGTCCGGAACGTCGCTATCATGGGAATATCCGAGGGAATCTGCCCCTCCGGAAGCAGAACCGCCCATTTCGGCACAGTCGCAAGCTCCACAGCGTGCTTTGTGCCGTAGAGATACGCCGTGTTCCGGACGGTATGCACGCCGTTCTGGAATATGTGATGTTCCCGGCGTTCGTATATTTTGCCGTGGTACCGGATACGCTCGAAAAATACGCCCTCGGTTACATGACCGTTCTCGTCCAGAGTCATCGGCAGGAAGTCCCGGCTCGTTCCAGAATCGAAGAACATTTCACCGGACTGCACGAAATACGGCTTAATTACCGTGTAGCCGCCTACAATGGTCTGCTGAACTATCCTGTCGAGGTTCGGCAGGAGATTCTTCTGGACGTGCCTGTTCAGCTCCTCGTCTGCGATTTCAAATTTGATTTCGCCTGTGACGAGCTGCGCCAGATACGCGGTAGACACGTACGCCGTCGGCAGCGGCTTGAAATTCTTGTGGGTCTGCGCGAACGGAAGCTGTCCCTGAAACGCGTCCCACCAGAGGGAAGTCGCGGAGCGCATGGTCGAGCTTACCGCCGAATCTGTAATATTAAAGTCGTCCACGCTCGTTCCTCCTTTCCCCTTAAATAAGTCTTTAAGCGCGTTTAAAATACCCATTAATCCCTCCTGATAAGCCGCGGAATATACCGCTCGAAGCTGTACTCGAATGCGTCCAGCGTATCAATATCCGAGGTGCCGTTATCCAGACGAATGTCCTCGCCGACAACCTTGTCGTCGTACACCGCGCCCTGAAATGCGTCCCGCAGCGTTTCGCAGTCGGAAGTCAGCAAGAATCTTTCGCCGCCCATAAGCATGGTCGTTGCGCGGATACGGTCGATTATCGGGCGTTTCATGGAGTTCTTCACAGTCAGGTCGAGCGGCTTTATGTATTCCCGCAAGCCTGAAATCAGCGTCTGCTCGGCGCTGTCGGCGTAGATGTCCTCAATCCTGCCGAAATCCCGCTGAACGTCCTCGCAGAACTCGTAGATACGCTTGTATATCTGCTGCGGGGTCAGTCCGGTTGCGGGAACACGTTCGCTCCGCAGGGCGATGAGCTTTTCGTAATTGTAGGTCATTCCGGTCGCGACCATAGCATGAGCCGAGCCGTTGCCGCCCCAGTCCACGCCGACGTTTATCATGTCCAGCCGTGGGAGCGGTTCCGGCGCGGCGAACGCGGGGATATTATCCGAGAACACACGGTAAATAGCCCCCGCCGCGACTACCCACTTGCCGAGAATGAACCGGTCGTAGAACACGCCGGTGTACTCCTTTTTCAGCGCGGAAACGTAGTCGGCTGGGAGCGTTGTATTATCGTCAATGCCGAAAAAGATGTTCAGCAGGTCGTCCGCAAGAGCCTCGTTATCGAGGTACTTTTTCTTTAGCCAGTGGGTAGGCGTGTCCGGGTTTGTGGTCGCGAACAGCTTTGCGCCGGGCGCAGACAAACGTGACAGCAGCATGACGAAGAAATCCTCCGGGAACAGCGTAAGCTCGTCGCAGTAAGCGCCGCCCAGCGTGATTCCTCGAATCTTATTCTCGGAACGCGCGTCGTTCGCGCCCTCCAGCATTATCTTCCGCCCAAAAATAACGCCCTCCTTTGCGGAGAGCGAGAATGTGAAATTCCTTTCGCCGATAAGCTCCTGAAGCGGCAGCAGGCAGTTGCGCTTGAGAGTCTGGAGCGACTTCGCGGTCATCATGTACAGATAGTCGTGCGGGCGGGAAGCCACCCACAGCGCCCAGAGGATCAGCGAAATCCATGTCTTTCCCGAACGCACCGAACCCTGCAGAACGGTCAGGCGCGGAAGCTTATTTTGCTTGAACAGCCGCATGAGGTCGTTCTGCTTTTTCGTGAATGTTACTTTACCCATTTTTCAGTGCCTCCAGAATATCCGCCAGCGCGCCGTCCGCATTGCCCGAACCGCCGCCGTTCCGGCTGTAGTCGCCACCTTTCTTATTTATAAGGTAGAACTCAATAGCCGGCTGGGACGGCGGAATGTGGCGCTCCTTAGTCTCCACGGTTTTCACTCCGTTCACGCACCTGATGGTGCGGTCGGTGACAGTGTAGCCGGTCGCCGCGCGCAGGAGCGCCTGCTCCACCTCGGCGGTCAGCAGCTCGCTGTTCTGGGACAGGAGTTCGTTCAGACCGCCGCAGCGGGATTTTATCTCGGCTATCTTCTTAGCGCGCTTAGCCTCGTTATTTGTGGACAAGTAAGCCTCCACAAGCTGCTGCACTGCGGAGGTCTGGTCTGTGCTGTTTTTTTCGCGCTCGGCAATGGCAGAGCCGAGGGCTGCTATGCTCTTTTTCTTCTTGCTCATGCTGTCACCTCTTTCACATACGTTTAAATGCGCTTAATTTGCGTTTAAATTCGCGATTTGCCCAAGGGCGGGGAAACTATCCTCTGAAATGTGCGCGGCGCTTACAGACGATTTCAGGCGGGTACTTCAAACACCAGCCCGAAATCATGATGATATAGCTTCGCCCTGTCCGTTCGGAACATGTTCCGCAGATATCAGGAGATATTCTTCGCAGTTCCGGAGCTTATCAACGGAACCGCAGGCTGACTTTCTATCTCGCAGCCGAGGATAACCTCGTAGTGCCTGCCGTAGATCGTAACGTCCGCCACAGCGCGTTTACCGCGCCGGTTAAATCGGATTATCTTATGCTGGAAGCGTTTCAGGAAGCCGTCCATGATGTGCAGCGCGCCGCCCGAAACGTAGCCGCGGCTTATTCCCAGCGCGTGACCGTCATTGCAGAGGAATCTGATATATTCCTCCTCGGTCTGGCTGAGCTGCGAGCGGCTGAGTATCCGCAGCGTTCCATAGCAGAACTTGACCGCCTGCCAGATGTCCGGGGTCAGCTCCGCGTCGAGGAACACATATCCGCTGAACAGCAGCACTTCGCGCTGTACCCACCTGCGGCGGTGGCGCTCCTGAACCAGCCGGCGTGGAGCATACGCCGTGATGTTCTTTTCGGCAAGCTGCCGGACGACCGTCATTTCCTTGCCGGACTGACAATATATAACGTACATTATTCCTCCTGCGATTTGCTGTTGATGAACTGCACCAGCGAGCGGTACAGTTCCGGATTTTCCTTTGCCATAGCGTCGAAAATATCCTCTTTAAAGCTTTCGAACGCCACATTTTTGAGGTTCGCCGTCTTGATATCCGTGGAATTTTTCAGGCTTACCGCCCTGATCAGCGCCGTTGCCTTTTCGATGAGCTTGAGCGGGTCGGCTTCCTTGAGGGCAATTTCGTCCATCTGCTGGACTGCCTGCAATACCTTGTGGGATATCAGCCGGGCGATTCCCTCGGTGGTGTCGAGCTGCGGGAACTTCTGCATTTCCTCGGTCAGAGCGCGCATGTTCTCGCTTGCAAGGCGAATCTCCTGAACGCTGGCGTTCAGCCCCTGCGCGTACCGGCAGACAGCCGCCTCGGACAGCGTGACGTTCGCAGTGTCACGTACGAAATTGCAGACGTCCCGGTAGGTGTAATCTCCGAGGATCATCTGCTCGACCGCTTCCTTGATGTCAGACGGCAGCTTGTCTATCTTGCTGTGCTTACGTTTCATGGCTCACCGCCTTATGCACGGATCGGAAATTTTGCCGTTCAGGAATGCTATACCCTTTGCGGTAAGCTTAGCCTCAAGGCTGTGCAGTTCTGCGTCGGCGAGGTCGGCTACTTCATTGTGGAACTCCACGTCACGGAGCTTTATGTAGCCGCCCTCGTTCAGATAATTCACGCAGTCAGCTATCTCCGGAGCGCTCACATCGACCTCCAGACCGTATTCCAGCTCACGTATGCGGACGTATTTTGTCCGCAGCGTATTTATAGCCCGAAGCACCCGGGCGTTGTTGTCGCAGAATTTCTCGCGGTGTACTCTTTCCATGTCCATC